TCGGAGTCTTTCTCCACGCACTGAAAAAGCTCTGCCCTGCGTTATCCGCATCGACCATAGCTTTCCAGTTGACGAAAGGCATTTAGTCTGCCGACACGCTGACGCTGCCGACACCGAACTGTGGCTGGATGCCCGAGCTAACGTTGAGCGTAGAGGTCAAAGCGCCAGAGATCATCATGTTCACAGCAGTACCACTGGCGGGGCCTGTATCGACCACAGCAAAGTGGGTGATGGCGTTGGTTCCGGCTGTGCAAGCACCAAACTGAATCAGGTTGGCATTGGTAAACGCAGCGCCATTACCGCCGCCGTTGTTCCATGCGCTGGCCTTGGTCAGGGCTACACGGGCATAACCTGTGTAGTTGGCCTCTGCTACCAAAGAAGCAGTCTCACCGGGGTCTGCGGTAAACAGGGCTAGGTACTGAGTGGCACCTGCGCGATAGCTGGGGTCTGTACCTTGCAGGAATGCTGCGAGTGCTGCGGTCTCTGTAACGTTTGATAAAGACATGTCTACTCCTTAAGCGATACGTAGAATCGCATTGGTTGCATCTGCGGTTGGGAATTGGATTGTAAAGTCACCTGCGGTGGATGTCTTATCTGCACCGAAGTCTAACACTGCTACTGACGGGTTAGTAGCCCCATCGAACAAATAAACCAAAGCTCCACGAGCAGTTATGGTAGATGATGTCCAAGTAACGTTGGCAAAGTTAATGAACGCAGTTGTTCCAGATGAGATAGGTATCTGTGAAACTGTTAGCGTTTTACCGCCAGCGGTGTATCCAGTACCCACTACTTCGTTAGTGGCTGCATACGCTGTGGTAGCTGCACTTAGCGCGGCTGCGGAAGTAAACAGCGCTATTTTGTAGACTTGGGTAGTACCAGTGTTAAAGTTAAATTGCCCCGCGAGCACTCCAACTTTGAACGATGTGGTCATGGTTTGTGTGATTGACATAATTACTCCTTAAATGATTTGATTCGGGTTTGAACGCTGCTTACGATACTGGTATTTTAACTTGCCCATCTCTGTAAGCATCCATTCTTTGCTTTCCATCACCCAAGTTTTTAAGCATGGCAATGGCCTGTACATAACGCTCGCTATAGAGTTTTATCATGTCTGGCTCGCCCTTCATATACGTAATAGCTTCGCACATTGTGCCATATAGTAGAGCGGAATCAAAATTATCTCCAAGCCATGTAGTGTTCGCGGTAACGATGGACTCTGGGTAATAGTAGAATTGGAACTCTACATCATATGTGGCATCGGGCGTAGGGCCAAGTAAAAACGTAAGTTCTGTAACGTTTCCAGATTGAGGGCCAAAAATAGCATAGTGCTTGGGCCTACCACGAAACGCTACTGCTGTGCCCGGATAGGCTTCACGTATGAAGTTCACATCTTTGTTCAGCAGGAAAAAATACTCATTATTACTAACTACCGCGAGCGAATATGCAGACAAGAAATCGTTTGGGGCCGACAAATAAGGGTTACCAATAGTAGCGGAGCCCATCACAGTTTTGCGCAGATTAGCTATCTGGACAGTGTTATATATGCGTTGTTCCGCTTGCCTAATGAGCGTGTTCATGTCCGCTGTGGGAAACGTATTCTCACAGTAATCGGAAACAGCGATAACAAGCTCGTTATAGGTCATGCCATTGGGCCCCTAGCCATCACACCTTTAGTAGCCGCGCCGGTTCCACGGATTTTGATGCCATCAGTCTTGACAGGTCTCTCGCCACCAGATTTGCTGATATTGCCAACACTCATGTCGTACTGATCCGCCTTACTATTGTTTGCGCCCTTGCCGGGGTTAGTAGAAGCTTTCACTTCTTTACCACTCATAGTGTGAGGCTTGGCATACACAGAGGCATCACCTACCTCTTTGCCCATCATCTTTTTGCTGAACTTAGCCATTATTTGCCCCTTGAAGATTTCATCTGGTTGGCAACTTTAGCCATACCACTACCCAACTGCTTCATCTGCAAGTTAGTCTTGCCACCCTTAGCAAACTTTTTAGCACCGGGGTGCAAGCGCTTTTCGTGCGCTGAAACTTCCTTGTCGGCTATAGCTTTAACTTCTTTCTTATCCATTCCCAACTCCTAAGTTACGTTTACCGTTACTGTACCAACAAAACCCGTCGCTACCAAGTTATTTGGTGTAAGCGCGTTATCAAAACTTTTAGCGCCCCCAACAGGGTTCCATCCCCACTGGATGTTTCTAGAGCCACCAGACAAATTGCCATTTACATTGACCCCAGAAGTTATGTACGTATTGTCTCTACGTGGATTACGAAGGCCTTGTGGGTCTTCTACCGGATACATACCCAGCATCAACTGCGGATGGTCAGGATCCCAACAATCTGGGCATACCAACAACTCGTACTTACGCTGCTTAATAACCTCTGTCTTGAGCTGCTTTAACAGGTACTGTTGACCACAACGGTCGCATTCAGCAATGGCTTTCTTGCCAGATGCAAACTTATTACCCATTAGCTGCTACCAATAAATGACCGCATTGGGACAAACCTGACTGATGCTTTCTCGTGGTCTTCACCTGCCGCCAAAGTAAATTGCTCATCGTATGTTTGCTTAAGCATGTCCATGCGCCCTTGCAGTTCAGGCACTTTCATGGCTATATAGTAGGCTAAGCCTGCCACTACGCAAGGCAGAAAACGGAAATTCATGTCGGCTGTCTGGACACCCGAACCTGCATCTTGGATACGACGCATGCGGTAATACACAAATTCATATGGTGTAGAGTCGTCTGGTGTAGGCCATACCGTCACTGCTGGAAGTTGGGGAACAAACACCGACGCCCCGCTTGTATGAGCCGCCGCTGCGGTGTTGTTCTGTCCACGGAAGCAATTACCGACTGTGTTTCCTGAGATATATCCGTAGTAGATTGTTTCGCTGTCGAGCTTAATGTATCCAGACGAAGCTAGCCCAGAGGTTGAGCTTAGAGTAATTGTAGTGCCCGTACTGGTAATGTTAGCAGCAAGGGTTAAGGCTGTAGGGGCAGTTTCCCCCGATAGGCGCTGCACCCAGACCTGAATCGGTCTAGCTTGTTGCAGCTTGTTTGGGATAGTGGCGTAAGTAGAAACACTGATACGCGTGATTGTTAGATCCGCTTGTGTAGATACGCTATTAGACCCAGTGCGGATAACGTGATCTAGCAGGTCAATAGTGTCTAGGGGCAACGGGTAGGTGTTCAATCCCGGGGTCATTAAAAATGAACCAGCCTCGATAGTCCACATATTGATGCCACGGTTCTGCCACTCGATAGTCATCAGGTTCATAGACCTGCGAGCAGTTCGTAAGTCGTAACCACTACGCATTTCCCGTCCAGCACGCTCCCACGCCTCTTCAGCAATCTCGCTGAATTCCATATTGAAGATGGACGAACCTGATGTATAGCTCATTTAGCCGCTCTCATATTGTCAACTAAATTTGGGTATCGACGACCAGCAGCTTTAGCCGCAGCTTTTGCTTTGGCTTTTTTCTTAGGGGATAACTTTACTGGATCACCCAAAGATTCTGGTCTTGGTTTAGACCATACCTCTCCGCCTTTGGCGTACTCAGTAAAGTCAGTGTCATCACGCCGTGCCTTTTTTGCCCCATCGGGCATTTTAGAGGGAGCTATAGCCCCCATCCCACGACTAGATATCATATTAGCATTTGCCGCCGCTATTGAGCATCTTGCCTTTGGTCTTGCCACGTTGAGCAATACCGTCAGCACGCTTAGAAGCAGAGCCTACTTTACCGCCCTTGGCATAGTTCATGCTAGCGGCTTCGGCTGCTTCATGTTTAACCATAGACTTAGGAGCGCCCTTCTTTTTCATGAAGTCCACTTCTTTGTTGACCATTGCTTTAGACTCTTTCATATCACCACCTTTTGAAAATTTGCGGCCCTTATCCGCGTTAGAAAAATCCTTACCCACGGATTGTGGGACTCCCGCTTTCTTGGCGAACGATGGATTGTGGGCCACCGCCTCCATGAAATTGTGTTGTTTCCTGCTGGTACTAGGCATATTTAGCACTTCCACCTTGCAAGCGAAGCTGCTTTACGAGTAGGTTTGCCCTTCTCGTCTTTCATTGGCCCCGGCATGCCACTCATACGCGCACAAAATGACTTTTTGCGTGTGCCACCTTCCGGCTGCGGAGCTTTCAGATTACTACCCGTAGCTGCGTTGTACTTAGCTCTACCTTTGGCAGTCAAACCCGCCCCCTTGGAAACAGGTAGCTTTTCGCCACGACCAACAGCAAGGGAGGGGGTTTTCTTAGCCATAGTAGATATTTACACCGGCTAAGTTGGATATTTGTGCATAGATACCGTTAACCGCCAACACACCATCTTCGGGAA